TGCTGGTAGATAGCTGGACTCATCAATGATGGTTACTTCTACGCCGGGGGATACTAGTGCCATAATGTTATCCTTTTAAATGGGTTAATGATATTTATTGCATCGACCAAAAATCAGGTGATTATGTATACCTTGATTAAGGTCTAATCAATAAATAGTCGTATGAGACCGCTATGCAAGGTTTGCAACAAAAATCCCGCTGCTATAAATGGCTATCACCGTGAAAAACTGTACTATCGCAGTCGTTGTAACGTGTGTATTAGGCAAGACAAAAAGATCAAACCAGCCAGACCCAGATGGCTGACAGCCGGTTACAAGAAAAAACCCACATGTGATAGATGTGGGTTTCGGGCTAGACACCATACTCAGTTGACTGTGTATCATGTAGACGGGGATCTAAATAACTGCGAAACACGAAACTTAAAAACAGTGTGCTTGAACTGTATTGCTGAAATTGTCAGATTGGAACTACCCTGGCGTGCAGGTGATATTACTCCTGATTTTTGACAATGCGATCTACTTGAGCATACAAGTCATCCATTGAATGATTATTGTCAAGCACATGGTCAAAATCAGTTCCTACCCAGGCAGTTTCGCTGGCATGCACCTTGAATGTGTCTAGTACAGATCGATTACTGGCCCAGGACAAATTCAGTGTAGGACCACGATTTACCACTTCGGCAGCATGAAACCATTCGGGATCTGGTCCACGACAAGTGCGCACAATACGCCCACCAGCGTTGCGAATACTGGCAATTTCATTGGGGAAACGGCAATCACTTAAGACCACGTTGTCGCTGCTGTTGCGTATTTTGTTTTCAATGCTAGCAATCCAAATATCGTCGTGAAATCCGCGGCGCATGACTTCTGTGCCCCAGTATTGCAGCACCCAGCGTGGTGTAATGTCTTGTCCTAAACGGCGGCTCCACCATTCATCGCGTTGCTCGCGCCACTCTCTGGAGGCTCTGGTACGTCCTTCCAACAAGGTACGATCCCAGTCAAACACAGCAGCCACAGCATCTTTTAAAGTGCCTGCAAAGCTTTCACGCCTAAACCCGTGTACGTTTACCAAGTAGTCAGCTACAGTGTCTTTGCCGGACCCAATCAGGCCGCAAATTCCAATAATCATGATAATTCCTTAACGTTCAAATGTCTAAGTGTTGCTTGCACTAGATCAATCTGCTTGCGACAATCTTCTAATGCATGGTGTGTTGTGGGTGGTTTGGGGCGGTTGGGCCATACACTACAAAGTGTTCGGCTGTCCCTAACTTTGAAATATTGCCAAGGTATAGGTTTATTGTAGCTCTTGTAGGCATGTTCTAGAATAGTGCAGTCAAATGTAGGGCCTTGACACCATAAAAAATTGCTAGTCCAAATAAGCTTACCTAACTCATCTAAGGCTTGGTCAAGAGGTACTCGATTATCTTCAGCAAATGCTTCGTCACGGGCTACTGCAGGTTGAGTAGCCCACCAGTTTAATGTGCTTTCGTCAATGGTACGATTTTCTTGGCTGTCTAAATCAATTCTAGCATAGTAATGTTGTTTGTAGTACCCGGAACCCAATGGATCAAAAGATTGGGCAGCAATGGTTAGAATAGTAGCAGCAGGTGCTACTCCAATGGTTTCGATATCGATCATAAGGGAGCTCATACCATTATTATAAGACAATACTATGCAATTGTCAATGAAATCAGAATAAATAATAGCACGGATCGCGATGCTACCAACATCCACCCGTTCTAACGCTTTTGAGGAGCATCAGCCTGTCTACTTATCCGCCCGGTTTCTATGTTTACGTATATCTACGCAAAGGTAATCTAACACCGTATTATATCGGTAAAGGACAACGATACAGGGCGTGGGAAAAAGAACATAATGTTATTGTCCCAACAGATTATCATCGTATCGTTATTGTAGAATCAAACTTAACTAACATCGGTGCATTAGCAATCGAACGTAGGCTAATAAGATGGTACGGTCGAAAAGATTTAGGCACAGGAATACTTAGAAATTTAACAGATGGTGGCGATGGGGCAGCAGGAGTCAAACAAAGCCCTAAAACTATTGCAAAAAGAATTGCATCAAATGCAGGATTTAAACACACAAACTCTACTAAAAAAACTCTAATGCAAATTAATTTAGGCAAAACATACTCGCCACAAGTTAATGCAAAAAAAGGTACCACTAAAAATCAAAAATGGATCCATAATAGTACAGATTCAATGCGAGTCAATTTAACAGAAGTTAATAATTTCTTAAACAACGGATGGCAAATTGGCAGAGGTGCCACTAGTAATCAAGAAGGAAGAATCCAAACAGCCGCAACTCGAGCAATCATTGGCGCTAAAAAGCGAGCACGTGATGCTGCTCGCAAAAACAATTAGCCGATTACCAAGGTCAATGGTTGCGAACCGTCTACATACAACTTGAGGTCTTCTATGCATTTGTCCATCATAGCTTGACCTTCCGACTTCATAGCAGCACCGTTTAAGGTTCCGCCGCCTTGTGGACCAGCAATAGTACCAAATTTTTCTCTAGCTTCACCAATGATGTACTTACAAGCACCCACCATGTAGTCACGAATCCATTGACTGATCTGAAAGTCGCTCAGTAATACAATTTCTGGACGCAGATTATAAGTCCACAGCAGGACAACTTCTCCAGTGCCTTTAGGGTCACGAATCAGCTGTAGTTTTTTGGTAACAGGATTGAATGTGTAGTTGATGTATCCGCCGAACATTCTGGCAGCAAGCTCCACATATTGTTGATAAAAGTCGTAAGTAGCCAGGCTGCCGCCCGACTGGTTAAAGTTCAGCAGATACACGTTTAATGTTGCTGCGCCAAATGGATCAAAGCTGCTGGCACTGCCACCGGTGCTCAATCCAATTGTGCGTCGAAAAATTTGCCGTACTTGTGTGACTTCTTGTGGCAAAGTGTATTCGTTTACATTGTCCAACAACTGCATAAAACTATAGCTTTCTTCGTAGGCATTTTGACTACGCTGACGGTAAGTACCAATTGTGCGCTGATACGCTGCTTCGTAGTGTGCAGGATCTAATTCAACGTCTACAATTTGACTGCCTAACTGTAGTTGTACATAATCAATCAGTTGTTTTTTTAGTGGATCTAGGGTTTGGTCTGCCATTTGGGGCTCCTTACCCTAGTATTTAGTAAACCTTTAGTATCAGCAAATGCTCATTGCTGCGGCCATTCCATTTAACTTCGGTGGCTTTGATTTCTTTGAAAGCTTTACGTGCAGCTGGTTTTCCCACACTGGTAATACTTTTGAGTTGCTCTGCCGGTTTACGCAGAGTTTTTTGTACTGTTGTTGCAGGATCAAAACCAATAACACTGGATCCCTTGACAGTGAGACTGCCCACATGAGTGTCTGCTACCACATAAATCAATTTGCGTTTAGCAGTATCATATAGCCAAGCCTCGCTGGCTCCAACCAGCTTGGTAGCTGGTTCGCCCTGCAGTTTTGGATCAGTTAAGGCTCTTAGATGTTTGAATTTGGACACAATCTTTTCAACCGGTACTGCTTTTTTGGCACGTGGCTTGCGTTCAACTTTCTTGATCTGAATGTACGCACCGCAGTCGTTGATTACTGTTTCAGCAAATTTAATGAGATTACGAATTTGCAGCTTGCCAAATTGGCTATAGCCTTCAACTAGGTCAGCGTCTTTGCCTTTGGCAACTTCTTCCAATTCATCCAGTCGTGTTTTCCACTGAGTGGCAATTTCGTTGATCATTTGCGGTGCTACATTCATGCTGCGGAACAGGCTCACAGGCTTGTAATTGGCTGACATCTTGGCACCAGACTGAATCATCTCGTCGTACATGCCCTCTAGTTCGCCGGCTGCTTCTACCAGTTTTTCACGCAAACGATCTTGAATATTGGGTCGTATCACTGCTGCCTCTGCAGTTTCAACCACTGCTTTGACACGACGATGTGCTTCGATATAATCGGCTATGGCAGCATTGATTGTGGCCAATTCAGATTCAGACAACTGCAATCCCAACAGGTTGGCACGGCATAGCCAACCGATTCCCATTCGTGTCACAGCATTTTCGGGCACCCGAGCAAAGTCCTTGGCTTCTGTAGCACGACCGGTACGGCTCAACCAATCAATGATGCAATCTCTAGCTTCTTTTTTGCCGTAGTAATAGTTATACCAGTTGAACATGGTTGTCAAACGGCTTTTTCTGTAGTCGTCCTCGGGCTGCTGTTTCCAATCAGGTTCTGGACCTGTACCAACATCTAAGCTGCGCGGGGTCATTGACTTAATGGGTTTTTGGGCTACGGATTTCATTGTGTTCCTATTGGGAATTTCCAAGTATATAGCATTATAGCACCTGTTCCGATAGCGGTCAACCGTTGCAAGATACAACTAAATACTGCAAGGAGAACCAAAATTCCACGTCTCAGCATGTACCGGCCCAATAAAACGGCCGATTATCGATATTTTGATCGCACCATAAGTGAAATGTTCACTGTGGGCGGGCTTGACATTTTTGTTCACAAGTACATGGGGCCAAAACCCACTGCTGACAATTCTACAACCACCGGAGTAAATGGTGATGCCACTCAGCCCAACTACGCTGAGAGCAGTCCCTTGTTCATCGAAGACTTGTTGTTGGGCGAAATACGGGACCGAAAATACGATGCTGACATTTATCGCATGCGCGGAGTTTATCGTCAACAGGATATTGATTTTGACTTGACACAGTTTGGACTGTTTTTAAACAACGATACCTTGTTTATTACATTTCACTACAATGACATGATTGATACGTTTCAACGCAAGTTAATGAGTGGCGATGTTTTGGAATTTCCCAATCTCAAAGACTGGAATCCACTGAATCCAGCTACGCCACCCTTGCCAAGATTTTATGTAATACAAGATGCCAGCTTTGCCAGCGAAGGATTTAGCCAAACCTGGTTGCCGCACTTGTGGCGTGTCAAAGCCACTCCTATGACCAATAGTCAAGAGTACCAAGACATTGTCAATGCCTGTTTGGACAACAATGCCATTTGGGATTCAGGCAATTACTATCCTGTGGGGTCAGTTGTGTTGGCAGGAGATCAGCACTATCGTGCTCTACAAGGTGTTCCTGTTGGAACAGACATCACCGACACCAACTTCTGGATCAGCAAAGAGTGCGATACAGTCGAAACTGAAGCCAGTACCAGACCCAAAGATCTGGAAATTAACGATGCTATCTTGAATCAAGCCGAAGCCGAGCTTCCATTATCGGGTTACGACACAACGAGCTTTTACATATTCTCAACCAATCCTACTGGCACACCAGGCAATCCGCAAGGACCAACTATTGACAGCACCTATATTAATGCTAGTCAGACTGGAGTCAATGCCGACGAAGCATCGGTATCTCCACGGTCCGACGGATGGACCATGGGCTACCTAACTGGCGACGGTATTGCACCCAATGGGTTGCCTGTTACTCCGGGCGTGTCATTTCCGATCAATCCGCAAGACGGACAGTATGCGTTGCGACTAGACTACTTTCCAAATCGATTGTTTCGATACAATGGGCGTACTTGGGTCAAGATTGAAGAGAATGTTAGAACTAATCTAACTAACGGTCCACAGAACAATACTTTACGCAGTACGTTTGTTAACAATACATATACTACATCCACTACGGATCAGGGTAATATACCAAGTCGTCAGAGTCTGAGTGAGATTTTGAAACCTCAAGCTGACAACGGTAATCAAGGCGGCAACAAACCGGCTAACCCTTATCCCGGTACACAACCTGGACAAAGATCGAGTTAAAATATGCAACAATTTTTTTATGATGCTCAAATACGTCGTTTTCTCTTGCAGTTTACTAGAATGTTTAGTAACTTTCAAGTTGAATACGGACGTACCAATTCTAACGAAGCTGCGCTGATACGGGTGCCAGTTCGCTATGGTGACTGGACACGACTGGCTCAAACAGTGTTGCAAGAAAACTCATCAAGTGCATTGCCTTCGACTCCTTTGATGACTTTTTACATTACCGGTATGAACTATGCACGTGAGCGACTACAGGATCCTTATTTTGTCAGCAACCAGCAGGTGCGTCAACGATTTTATGATACTCAATCCGAAAGTTATGAAACCACACAAGGTAATGCATTCACAATCGAACGCTTGATGCCAGTGCCTTACAAAATGTCCTTGAGCTTGGACATTTGGACATCAAACACCAATCAAAAATTGCAGATATTTGAGCAAATTTCTACGTTGTTCAATCCCAGTCTGGAAATTCAAAGCACCGACAACTATTTGGATTGGACCAGCCTAAGCGTTGTGGATTTAGATGATACTATATGGTCTAGTCGTACAATACCGCAAGGAACAGAAAATCCCATAGATATCATGACTATGAAATTTTCAATTCCAATTTGGATATCTAGTCCAGCCAAGGTCAAAAAGTTGGGTGTGATTGAAAAAATCATTGCCTCTGCATTCGATGATCAAGGAGATGCGGTAGAAGCCATTCAGAACAGTGATCTGTTATTAGGCACAAGGCAAAAATTTACTCCATACATGTACCAAGTTTTGTTAATTGGTAATAAATTACAAATTTTAAAACTCAGTGCTGTAGTTGACGAACCCAACTCATCTCCTGTGTTGCCAGATTCGCCACCCAGCAACGAGTACTGGCCCACAGTGATGAACCTGTATGGAAATTTTAGACCCGGTATTACACAGATACGACTGACCAATCCCTGGGACGAAACCGCCGACATTATTGGAACAGTAAGTTATGATCCAACTGATCAGAGATTCCTGTTGTTTGATGTCGACACTGACACTGTTCCACAGAATACATTGCCGGCAATAGATGCTGTGATTGATCCACTACTAAGTGGTCCTGGAGCCGGACTACCTGTTTCTGCAATTGGGCAACGATATCTTATTCTAAACAGTATCGGTAATGCTGATAATACAACACCATCTGTAGCGTGGGGTGCTGTAGTGGCTCAAGCCAATGACATTATTGAATACGACGGGCAAGATTGGTTAGTTGCATTTGACAGCACCACAGGAACTAATATACAATACACTACAAACATTACCACAGGATTACAATATCTTTGGACTGGTAGTGAATGGGTTAAAAGTTACGAAGGTCTTTATCCGGGTGGCGAATGGAGCATAGTTCTGTAAATGCAGTTGGGGTTTGGTTTTATAGTTTTGATACACAACGATATCTATATCTCATGCGTAACGATCCTAAAAACCCAAACACATGGGGATTGCCCGGTGGCAAGGTCGAATCTGCAGAAACCCTCATGGACACCATTACAAGAGAATGCACTGAAGAGTTGGGATTCATGCCCGATTACTTGAGATTGGTCCCGCTAGAAAAATTTACCAGCACTGATAATGTATTTGTTTATCATACATTTTTTTGCTGTGTGGCCAGTGAATTCCGACCCAAACTCAACGAAGAACATCTAGGGTATGCTTGGATGGACAGTTCAGTATTGCCAAAACCCATGCATCCTGGGCTGTGGAATACTGTAAATTTTGATGTTGTCAAACAGAAAATTGCCACATTGAAAGATGTAGTTCACCCAGCACAATAAAATAAACGGGCAAATTGCCCGTTTATTTTTACTATTACAATCTTCCTACTACTACTGTTATAATTCCCACATCTTCAGAATTGTAATCCTCGAGAGCTTTACCCACAATTGATCCTGGCTGATATCGAGCAGTATCCATCACTGTGGCCACACCCGGAATATCACTTGCTACCAATCGATCACCTTTACTAATTGTACCAACCACACTGCACGGCACTCGACCTGTCAATGCTACACTGGTTACAAAAGTTCCTTCCAAACCAGAGTTCATCAGGTAAGCAGGATCAGTTGATACCACTCCAGCTATACGTACACTGTGACTGGTAGCTGTGCGTGTAACTTCTTGATCACCACCAAACTCCAACAAGGTACCTGGAGAATATTCTGCATCTGCCAAGTATCGTTCTGCCAAGTCGGCGTATAGTGCTGTAGTAGCAGTACCAGCAAAATTGGTTGTTGTCATGGTCTTGGTAAAGGGATTGTAGGTCAGACCAGCATTGTCGGCACGAGCAAGTACACTTTCCCCAGTAGCAGATACGAACACAGGATAATAACTTGCGTTGGTTTCGGTATCTACAGCATTTATATTAGTGTCGCTGCCTGGATCACCCGACGGTCCTTGTGGTCCTTGTGGTCCAATGGGTCCTTGTGGTCCCTGTGGTCCTTGTGGTCCTGCAGCACCAGTTGCACCTGCACCTGCTGGTCCTTGTGGTCCTTGTGGTCCAATGGGTCCTTGTGGTCCTTGTGGTCCAATGCCGCCTGGTCCTTGTGGGCCTTGTGGTCCTGTTGGTCCTTGTGGTCCAATGGGTCCTTGTGGTCCTTGTGGACCAGGCACTGCACTACCTGCACCGGTTGCTCCTTGTGGTCCTGTAGCACCACTAGCTCCAGTGGCACCTGAGCCTGCTGGTCCTTGTGGTCCTTGTGGTCCACGTGGTCCTGTGGGTCCTTGTGGTCCAGGTACTGCACTACCTGCACCAGTTGCTCCTTGTGGTCCTGTAGCACCACTAGCTCCAGTGGCACCTGCACCTGCTGGTCCTTGTGGTCCTTGTGGTCCAGTTGCACCGGTTGAGCCTACTGGTCCTCCAGATGGCCCAGTTGATCCTGTAGGCCCTTGTGGTCCACGCGGTCCTTGTGGTCCTTGTGGTCCAGTTGCACCGGTTGAGCCTACTGGTCCTCCAGATGGCCCAGTTGATCCTGTTAGTCCGGTTGCACCCGTTGCACCGGATCCTGTTGCTCCAATGGGTCCTTGTGGTCCTTGTGGTCCACGCGGTCCTTGTGGTCCTTGTGGTCCGATGGGTCCTTGTGGTCCTTGTGGTCCAGTTGCACCGGTTGAGCCTACTGGTCCTCCAGATGGCCCAGTTGATCCTGTTAGTCCAGTTGCACCCGTTGATCCCAGTGGTCCTTGTGGTCCTTGTGGTCCTGTGGGTCCTTGTGGTCCAGTGGGTCCTTGTGGTCCTTGTGGTCCTGTGGGTCCTTGTGGTCCGGTTGCTCCGGTTGAGCCTACTGGTCCTCCAGATGGCCCAGTTGATCCTGTTAGTCCAGTTGCACCCGTTGATCCTAATCCTGTTGCTCCATTGGGGCCTTGTGGTCCTTGTGGTCCGGTTGCTCCAGTGGCTCCTGCACCTGTTGGTCCAATGGGTCCTTGTGGGCCTTGTGGTCCGGTTGCTCCAGTAGCACCTGCACCTGTTGGTCCAATG